TACGAACCTGTGTCCACGAAAGTTTCTGTGTCGTTGATGTCTGATGCGAGTTGGGTATAGTCATCTCCAATCTCTTTTACAATTTCTTTTAAAAAATCCATTACAATACAAATCCAAAATCTTCACGAGCAGTTTTTTTATAAGGTCCACCTGGATTAGCATCACGGATGTCCTTAATTTTCTTAAGTTTTTGATACAAAGAAGTATCTCCACCTAATCTAAGAGCACTTACAATTGTAGCAAGTTCTTTGTCATTAATGGGTAGATCCATTATCCAAAAAATAGTTCTAGGTTTACAACTTTCTCAACATTCCAACCAATGGCATCAAGAATGACTTTGACAGGTTCTAAGAAGGCTTTGTCAAATTGTAGGTCATAGTCAATGTACTTGTCAATACCCAGTTCCACAGGAAAATCTGAAATGAATGAAATAACATTCTCTCTGATTGGATTTGCTTTTTTTAGGTAGATAAATTTAATTTTTTCTCCATTGTTGATAAGAGAATATTTGGTGTCAAGTTTCTTTTCCTTAACATAGTAATTATACAAAAGAGCACCTCTACAATGAATAGGAGTTCCTTTTGCATATATCATTGAGTGACTTTTATGTTTATTAACATCACTCACAGTTCTAGGAAAGGCAATCTCTTCTGGGGTCATCTTCTTAAACTTTGCTCTGGCATCATCAATAAAGTCAATCACCTCATCCTCAGTGCCACCCATCATTAGATTGAGAGCATCCTTAATCATCTTCCTACAGGGAGCAGGAGTAGATGATTTAACAGCCTCAATACCCATAATTTTTAGTTTAGGATCTTCATACCTTACACCTTCACTGTCCCACACATTGAGGATGTATCTTTTCTTTGCTGTCCAGATTCCTCTATCTGCTATATTCTCACGCTTCATCTGCATCTTCTGGTCATATGCATTTACATATGTCGCAAGATTCTGGTAACTCTTCTCAATAAATGGTTCCAATTTTTCTTGGCAGATCTTGTCAAGTATTGTAACAAGTTTAGCCTTATCACCATTAATATTACTAAAAAATTTATCAACAAGAGGTCCAAAGTTAATATAGATTGAGTCAGTATCAGATGCGATAACATAATCTACATCTTTTGTTTGTAATAGATTATTTAGATATGTATTCATGTGGTTTTCAATCCACCTGATAGATGTCTGTCCAGACATGGTGATTGCCTCTGCATTGGCAAGTTTGTAGTACCTAAAATACTGATTACCGATAGCGCCATAAGCAGAGTTAAGAGAGATCTTCTTAGCCATTTGGATATTATTGCACCTTGCAATCTCTTTCTCCAGTTCTTTAGTTGGGGATTTTTCATATGCTTGTTTTGCTTGAAGCATTCTCTTCTTGAAGATGACCCTCTCTGCATACATCTTCTCCATCAGTTCAGGGAGGAATCCCTTCACATCCTTTCTATACATTGCACCATTGGCACAAACTGCATAGTCCTTATACATTTCAAAACTTATCTTTTCCTCAAGTATTCTATCAACTGTTGCTGAGGGATGCTTTTCCTCAATAAGTGTCTCTGGGGATATATTATATTGCATAATGAGATGAGGATACAAACTATTAAGGTCAAAACTAACCACCCAATCATACTTTCCTGGTTTCGGTTCTTTAACATAAGCACCTGCAAACTTGGAATCTTTTTCAGACCTATCCTTAGGAGGAATAACAATATTCCTTCTCTTTAAATAGTTATAAATTATTGTATCCCACATACGAACCTGATACATCACATCAACATAATTAACCTTTGCTGTGTATGCCATAGTCAGGGCAAGTTCAATCAGTTTCATCTTGTCTTCTAAACGATCAACAAGTTCCACGTCAATGATGTTATAATCTACAAACTTTTTCCAGTTTCCCCTATAGAAATCTTTAAAGGTATTGAACTCACTATGATCAAGTTTCTTCTGACCTAACTCTACTTGAGCAATATAATCTAGTCTATAAGACTCTTGTGCTTTATATGTAAACTTCTTATAAAGTTCAAGGTAATCTAATGTAGTAAGTCCAGCAATATCAAATACATTAAACTTCCTACCAGAAATCCATGCTTCATCTTGAGAAACTAATCCCCAAGGTGACAGCAGTTTCATCTTCTTCTCACCCATAATCCTGCTGATTCTTCCACACAGATATGGGATATCATATAACCTCACATTCCATCCTGTAACCACATCAGGAGTGTTCTGTGACCACCAGTAAAGGAAAGCATTAAGCATTGCTATCTCATCACTAAAATGATGATAGGTTACATTCTTTTGAGTAGGAGTATATGGTTTCCTTCCCCAGGTAATAATTTTTTTGGTGGCATTGTCCTGAATTGAGATAGTCAGCATCTCTTCAGAACAAGATTCAGGATCAGGAAATCCTTCTTCTGCCTGAACCTCAATATCCATTGTTACCAGAGAGATCTTTGAGATATCAAACTTAATCTCTTCCTCTGGATACTTATCAGAGATATATTGATAAACATATCTTTCATTGCCATAGATGGGAAAACCATCTACACCATCATACTTCTTATAAAACTCCCTACAGTCCCTGATAGTTCCTGGTTGAATTGGTTCTACATTATCACCATCTAGTGTTTTCCACTTAGATTCTTTCTTGGACTTGACAAATAGAGTTGGTTGATATGCTTCTTTGTAAGTTTTTCTCTGACCATCTTCATAACCACGAACAAGAAAGTTGTTACCAACCATCTGTACGTTTGTGTAGAACCTCATTCCTTCACCAGACTCTCATATCTCTCTTTCAGTTTACTATTAGGATCTACAATAGTCAAGATCTTATCAGAGTGAATCATAAAGGTATTCTGTGATGTTACACCAACTAACCAAGGTGACATTGTATCTTGCTCACCCAGTACCATAGGTTCAGTTAGTTTGCAATCAGGAGATCCTAGTTCACCTGAGACTTCATCAATTTGTGCAAGGATGGTGAGTCCATCAATAATCAACACTTTTAAATTTTCCATAATAACTCCTAAAAAAATGGGGAGATCCTCTGGATTTTGCCAGAGGTCTCCCAGCAGCGACGATATTCAGTTGTATTTATAATTTAAAACCAAACTTTCTTTTGATGATGATCTGGTATAATTCTACCAAGAACAATTGCTAACAACCCATTCTCAAATTTAACTGATCTAACTTCCGTTTCATCTGAGAGGCTCCAAGCTCTGGTGAAAGATCGTTGAGCCAGTCCTCTATGGACGTAGTTTTGGCTTGACTCTTTGTCTTCTTGTTGATTTCCTTCGACAAAGAGTTTTCCGTCTTGTGTGTAGACTTTGACATCTTCTTTTTTAAATCCTGCTAGTGCTAACTCAAGTAAGCTTTCACTGCTGCTTACTTCAATTAAATTGTAGGGAGGATAGTTTGACTGTGTTTGTTGAAGATTAAACACCTTGTCAAAGTATTGATCCATCCCAATACTGTTTTTATTTATACGTTCCATCAAGGCAGGAAGATCTGATGCGCCGTACTTGTAGGTTGAAATGTTACCCATGATTGTAGCTCCTTTAAAAGCGAGTTTGTGTTTTGTGGACCCCTAAGGCATCCAATACTAATTATAACAGAAAGCAAAAAAAGTGGAAGGGTGAAAACCCAACCACTTTATAGGGTGTTCCGACTTTCGTAGAGACCGCACGAAAAGAGTCTCAGTCTTATTTATTGACTTTCTTCTTGAGGTTTAGTCTTCTTACCAATATTATACTTCTGCTCTAGAGTCCACTCATTCTTATCTCTGTATGGCAAAACTTTAATCTGATTAAGAGGTGCAATATCCATGATAGAATCTTCTTTCACTACTGTAATGAGACCCCAATCAGCAAGCAAGCGAGTAATACGATTCCTACGCTGAACATCATTAATAGTAAGGTTAGCGTATTTACCATCAAGAGCAAATAACTCCTTAAAATGCACTATGTAATATTTACCTTGCTTGTGGAGAATATGGCAAGATTGGTAAAGTTTCTTTTCTTTGCGAGAAGCAACACCAATTCTTGTTAAGGTCTCCCTCACCTTAAGGAAA